GTATAACTGCTAACCGTTACCATGTTTAGATAGTGATGTCAGTTGCCAAAGCAAATGAAGCGTTACGCAGAACGGCAACGTCCATGAAGCGCTCAAGGTAAACCTCAACGATTGAAGACTTCATTTGGGTGTATGGGTCTACCATAAGGGTAGCACCGCCCCAAAATCCAACCTGCACGTCAGACCAGTTGCCGAAAATCATACCGTACTCGTCGGGCGTAGGCGTAGCGTTCACCGGCGACAAAGTAGTAGATAGGATGTTGTAACCGTTGGCGGTCATAACTGGGTTAAGCGTACCCTCTACGAGGAAACGGCCGCTACCTGCGTCAAGTTTGGTCTGCTTCAATTTAGCCAGTACAGCTGGGTGCGTAACGTAAGCAAGGTTGCCCTGCAAAGCGTCAGCGTTAGCCAAAGCTGATTCGAAAGCGATAAGGTCAGCGTAATCGATAGCACCGATGGTCAAAGCTTGGGCAGCCAGTTCGGTGTAAATACCGCTAGGCTGGTTAGATGAACCAGTACCGTTAAGGATTACGTTCTCCAGGCCTTTGTTGAAAGACAGGTTGAGTTGCTGGATGATGCGCTGCTCGATGCCGCGGCTGTACTCTTGACGGAGCAGCTGGTTTGACATTGAAGCAGTGATTACGGCACGCTTTGGGCTCATGGTTACCTTGTCGAAGGTGATGTCTTGAGCGCTGTCGGTTCCGGTTTCAGTCTGCCAGTTAAGGTTATAGGCTGCCGTCTGCTTTGGGAACTCTACGTTACCTACAAGGTTTTCAGCTACGCTAACTTGCTGCAAAAGCGGCGTGTTAGGGTACAAAAAGTCGATGTAACGGCCTGGCTCGGTAAACACCAAGTCGCCGCCCAAGTTGCCACCGGTTCCGCCAGTAACTGACTGGGTACGCTTGGTGAACATTTCGGGCAGGTTGATGGCGTGCATATCGCGCACGTCTACTCCAAGCTTGCGCTTTTCGTTCATGCCTTCCTGGTTTACTTCGGCTTCGATACCGGTAAGCTTACCGCTGCGGGCTTCGTTGATGGCCTTGATAAGGTTGAATTTGGCAAGGTTGCGCTCTTCTGATTTAGAAAGCTGGCCCTGCACAGCTGAAGCGTCTACGAAAACATTCGCGCGCACTTCTGCCTCTTTTTCGTGATTTTCCACGGTTTCGGGGTTTTGGTTAATTGTTTCGGGTTCTGCCGCTTGTGCAGCTTCTAACGAACGTAAAGCTACGGACGTCGTGGGGTTTGCACCGCGTGGCGTTAGTGATATATCGTACATTTCGCCGATGGCTTCAATGATACGAACGGGTTTCTCGCTGCGGACGTTCTCCCAGCGTTCTTTTTTAACGGTAAAGGCCCAGCTAGCCTGGTCCACGTCGCCGCGCCCTACGAGCGTGCGTACTTCGTTACCGGTAGGGGTATCGGGCAGTTCAAAGCGAAACTTTAAGCCCTCTTCATCTTGCTCTAGTGATAGGGTACCCTCGCCGTACTTCGAACGCGCCAGGACGCGGTCGTAATCGTGATTATACAGCGCGTGTACGTCGTAACTGCGCAGGTCGCCAAGGGCGTTAGGTTCGATGCGCTCTACAAAAGCGCCCATATCGTACTCGTTCCAGTTAAGGGCGTACCCTTCGACGGTATTACTCTCCGTCGCTGGAATCGGACGGGTCCGAATTTCCTTCTCCATTTTGCTCGTTTGCTGTGCCCATGTGCATAGGCTTGTTATACTCGTCGCCGCCTTCGATAGGTGCGAGCCCTTCAATACGGCGGATTTCGTTAGCGCTCATAACTCCGATATTCCAGTAACTAACGTTACGAGCTACCTCGGTTTTGATGTCGCCGCGCATAAGCGCTTTTAAGTCAATCTGAAATTTACGGTTGCCCGCAAGGAGCTTATTAGAAAACTCCATTTCGATTACTTCGACCAGCGGGCGGATGCAATCGCTAACGAACTGCGCGTTTTGCGCTTCGATGCTGTTAGCGTAGCCTGCGCCTTCCATGTGTCCAATTTTGTGAGGGGGGACGGAAAACAAGCGGCAAATCTCTTCAACACTAAACCTTAACGACTCGATAAGCTGCGACTCTTGAAAGTTCGCAGCAACCGGCTTGTATTCTGCACCTTCAGTAAGTACAGCCGTCCGCCCCTTATGCTCTTTGTTCAGCTCGTCAAACTGGCGGCCAATTTGCTTAACGCGGTCCGCGTCGCGAATAGTTCCCTGCAATTGCAGAATACCTTTAGGCATACCGCCGTTACCGTAAAAGCCACCCATGTGGGCAGTTGCGGCCATTGAGCTTCCGATGATTTCCTTCGCGTACACAATCGGGCTAACGCCGTTAATGCCGTCAAACGTCCAGTATTTCAAGTGAATAAGCTGGTCCGGGTTTAGGCGCATGTTAATACCGTTGCGTAGGTGCAGCTGGTAAATAAGCTCGCCGCTGGTGGTGTCTACGGTTACTAGCTCCGTGTCAATCAGTTCTAAACCTGCCAGGCTGTTACCGCTACGTACCGGCAGTACGTACGCGTTACCGCGCAGCAAAAGCTGCGTTAGCATGGCCTTACGAAAATCGTAGCTATTGTAGGCAATATTTGGGCGACGGCTTACTAGGTCGTTAATAAGCCCAGGCTGGTAAATAAGCCCCTGCTCTGTTTCGCGGTAAAGGTGAAACGGCAGGCTGGCAATTGTGCCGCTGATTAGGTTCACGCACGCGTAAACCGCCGATACCTTGGGCGCGTTTACTGCGCTAACATTTTCACCCGCTAGGGTCGCGTTACCGCCGAACAAACTAATGAGCCAAGGCTTTGGGCTAATTACTCCGCTGACGCTCCGCTTAATACGGTCATACCATGCCATAACACAAAGTTACACAAAAATTATATCCATATCCTCATACGTACTCATTCCGGTAGCGGCATTGTGTACATAGCCCGCAAGGGCCGTAATTAGGGCCGCTGTGCCGTCTATTCGGTCCGGTGCCTTGTCTTTTTGAAAGGTCCAGTTATCATTCTTATCTATGTGTAGGCTGGTGTTCGCAATCATCCACGCCGTAATAGGGTTGCCGTCGTGCGTAATTCCTTTCGTGGTTACCATGCGGTAAAGTAATTTCATTGGCTCATTTACCATTAGCGCCGACTGGCGCACTTCCCAGCAAAACTGCTTGCCGTACTTGCTACGCAAACGCTCTACCGTTTCTGCCGCGTTCCAGGGGTCAAAGAAAATGCCTTCGACTGGGTGCGCGTCCATAATCTTTTCAATCATGGCTATACGGTGGTCGGTCGTGGTTACTTCGCCCCTCACTACGTCCAAGTCGCCGTTTTTAATCCAGTTGCGGACCAGGTTCGGGTACTTCTGCTTACGCTTACCCATAGCGTGGTCGGTGATTTGGTAGTATTGTTGGGTGTAAAACTTGTCGCCGTTAAAGTAAACCACGGCATAGGCGGTAAAGTCGTTAACCGCGGCAAGGTCAACCCCCAAAAAGCAGCGCCATTTGTCCAGCGTTTTAGGCTTCGGCCCCTGGCATTTCAGCCATTTGCCTAGCTCAATGTACGGCTGCGCGCTACCGGCCCACTGGTTTAGGTGCAGTTTTCGCAGACTTAATAAAGTTGGCTCGTCGTGCTTCGCCGTATTGCTTAACTCCTCTAGGTATTGGTACGTAACGGTTATACCCAGGGACGGGTTAGCCTTTGCCCATACCTTCGGGTCGTGCGGGTCTTCTTCGTCGGTCGCCCCGTAAATAATAGTTAACCAGCTTGGGTCTATTTCGGGCTGCTCTTTGACGCGCTCCGCGTACTCGTGCCACTTGTGGGCAAAGCTGTACGCACTGCCCGCCGTGGTAATGGCTACCATTTGGCTAGGGCGTGCCGCCATAGACGTTCGCAGGGCTTCCCAAAGCTCCGGACCCTTTACCTCGTTCCAGCTGTGGATTTCGTCGCAAAGAATTAACGACGGGTTTAGTCCGTGGTTACTCCCGCCGTCGCTGGTAATGGTCTTTAAGTACCCAGGCTTGCCCTTTAGCCGGATTTCCTTACGGTATGGCTCCAGCACCTTCTGAAGCTGCGGGTTGAACAAAATCATATTTCGGACGTAGCCGAACAAAATACCGGCCTGCTCTCTGGTGGCTGCCGCTAGGATTACCTGTGGGTTGCTGTTATTCTTAAAACCTTCGAGCATGTGGGCTATGGCTAGCATTGCAATAAATGCCGACTTCCCGTTTTTACGTGGAATCTCCAGCCAAATCATGCGCTTACCCTGCCCCTCGCGGATTAGGTGGCGCTGCCAGTCAAGTAATTGAACTGGCTTACCCGCGTTGCTGTCTTCGGTTAAAACACAATAACGCTCTATTATATTTTCAGTCCAGGTTGATTCCATCGCCTACTAGCTTTTTGAGCTTTTCGATTTCGGCCACCGCCTGCTTCAGCGCTTCCATTGCTGGGTTTTTACGCAGTACCGGTTTGCCTCGGTCGGTTTGAGCTTCAATAATTGCACCGTGCTTGTCTATGCTGGCTTCGCACTCTGCCTTGATGCGTTCCCAGCGCTTCAATTCTTCTTCCATGT